GCTTACCCTTTACGTTATCCTTTGTTGATCTCTCCAGGATTGGGCAAATATTATAAACTTTTGCAATAATCTTATTTGCTATAGTAGTAGGAATAACAGCGCCGTTAGCTGCCTTAGTCATGTTAACGTCTGTTCCTCTCTCATTAACTACGCCTCTTACGTAGCACTCAAAAGCTCTACGGTCTGCCTCTTCCTTACAAGCTGCTTCTTTAAGTGCCTGCGCTTCTGCCATATCTTCCGCCCCCTCTTCCTTAAGCTCTTTCTTTTCGTCCTTAATTTCGTCGTGGATCTTAAGAGCTTCCTTAATTTTTCTTACGTCGTCGCGGATCTCTGCCAACTCCTGCGCCTCGTCGTCTGTTAACTCTCTCTTATTAGTCTCTACGTCGTTTAGAATTGCTTCGGCGCGTGTAATAAGGTCGTTCTTCTTTTCTACAAGTCCCTTGTAATTCATAGTTTATTATTCTCCTTTCATTTCTGCTATGATATTGTGGTACTCTGTATAATCTAACGCGCCGTTATCTGCCGCGTGATTATCTTCTTTTACGGGTTGCTCTTCCTCAACCCTTATATTTATTTCACTTTCGATATAATCGCTAATATTAATAGCGTTGCTATCGTCCGCGCTTCTTACAGCTACTAGCGTACCATCGTAAGCGGGTACGCGTGAGCGATTTATAAGCGAGACTTCGTATAAGTCAAGGTCTTTAACATTACGAACGGTTAGCCCGTTCTCTTCGCCCTGCTCAACGTCTCTGTCAGTGAATCCAAAGCTCCACCCTCTAAGCTCTCCGCGCTTTGCCTGCTCTACTACTTCCTTATCTGTAATAGTAGCTCTAGCGTGTAATCCTATAGCGTCCTCGTGTAGCTCTAAGTTTCCGTCTTTAATTCCGCCTAGGTCTCTGCTCCAATCGTGATTAAGTAGTATCCGCACGTCGTCGGCACGTTCAAGCGCTCGCCTAAACGCTCCTACTTTTACACGTTCCACAAACTCGCCCAAGCGATCTTTTAAAGGCTTGCTAAGTCTTTCTACAGCGTTAACGTAGCCGTCAAGCTCTACGCTGTCCTTAGTTACTCTTATATTCATACTCTACCCCCCTTTCTTTAGTTTAGCGGTATATGCTCGCTATAGCTTATATTCTCGTCGCCGTCCTCTGAAACGGTAACGTCGCCGCCTTTTACGTCTCCCGTGTTAGGGGTGTAGTATTGCTTTGTGTTAACATCATACAATACAGAGCCTAAGCCAAAGTCTACAACGTCTAAGCCCTCTATACTGTTTAAATTCTCGTCACGTCTTAACTCGTTAAGAGTTTTTAAGCCTATCTCTTTGGCTATCTTATAGGCTTCGTAACGTTCTTTAACGTTTGCTCTTATTATTTCTTTTACATCAAACTCAAAGTAAAATTTGCCCTTTTCTTTTTCTAAAAGCAAGTCACGATTTAGCGCAGTTTCAAAAGCTTTTACTATTGGATAAATAGCCTTTTTAAAAGTCTCGTAATAATCGCCGCTTATGTGAAATATATTGTCTATTTCGTCCTGCAACGTTTTTTTGCTTTCGTTTAGCTGCATTTCTACGCTAGTGTTGCTGGCTTCTTGAAACTCTAATCCGTTGTTTAAAACTACTACGTTGCTTTGGTCGTTTGCGTAAAGATTTTGCCAAGCTGCCTTAAGTAAGTCTATCTCTTCTTGTCCCAGCTTCCTTTGTGACTTAATAAAGCCTTTTTTGTTTCCGCCGCCCTTAACTAACATAAGCTGGTACTTAAGCATATTATAAGCGGTTTCTAAGGCTTTTGAGACTTCCACGCACAACCCCACTCCGCTAGCTCCATCTTTTGTATTCCTCAATAACTTAATAAACTGCCAAGGGTAAAACTCCTGGTCGTAACAAAAAATAGTAAAGTACTTGTCTAAGGGGTTAGGATCTCTATAAATGCTTATAAAGTCGTCGGGTATATACTTAAGCGCCTTAACGTCGTTGCCCTTGCGCTCTATATAACAGTAGCCGCCCTTGCCTAACAAGTAATCTTCTACTAATGCTTTTTTTAACTGATAGCCGTCTAACGTGTCTCCCGTATCAACATTAAGCATCTTAACGCGTGCGTCTCCGTCCTGCTCTTCTACCTGCCCTTTTTTATACTTATAAAGTTTAACGGGCATACTCGCTATAGTTGAGCTTATAAAGTCAACTGCGCCACTTACTGCGGGCAGCGTCAAAGCTTCCTCGCGCTTAATTGCTTCTCCGTTAATTATGGCTTTAAGTAATACGTCGTCTACGTCGTTAGCGTCTACTTCTCTATCTCGTTTTTTTAAAAAATTTAAAAACCCCATAACTTAGCCCCTTTCTACCTCATAAACATAACATAAGATAACGTTCTAAAATTCCTATATTTTTTCTACATAAAAAAGGAACGGCTAAAACTAGCCGCCCCTTTTGGAGTAAAAAATAATGATTATAAAGAAAGACAAATATATTTGGGTGCTTTCGTCTATCGTGTATAGGGAGATTTTATACGCGTTTATACTAGCACATTTTAACACTTAAAAATTCCTATATTTTTTCTATCACTATAAAACTTGTATAGTAAAGTCCATTTGGTTTAAAAAATAATCCTGCTCTAACAAATAAACGGCGTTTATTAGAGCTACTACCATATCTACTTTACCTTTAGACTTCTTTTTATTAACATAAAGATTTTTATTAGTATCATAAGTACAACGGCTGTTTTGAAAATTAATTTCTAAAAGCTTATTTTCTGTATATTGGAACTCGCCCGCTAATATCTTTTCTTTTAGCCTTTTAGTCGGTGGGTGTAATACGCTACTATGCTGCCTTATCTCAATAGTGTTATATCCTGCGCGCTCCAATTTTTGCGCAGTACTCAGCGCGTTATATCTGTCGTAGCCTATTGCTTGCACTTGCACGTTATAGCGTTCTTCTATGCCTAATATAAAGTCCTCAACTACTGCGTAGTCTATAACCTTATCGCCGCAGGCTATAGCTTTACAAGCTCTTATAAACTCTTTATAGTCTATTTTCTCAAACGCGTTTTTTTCTTCTATACGCCCCTCGGGTATAAAAGCCACAACCTCAGCTAATATATTGTCGTCGTCGTCTACTCCTACCATAGCAACGCTTGTATTATCGTTAGTTTCGGATAAGTCAAGCCCTAAGTATACTACACGCCCCGCCCAATCTATATTATTTACTTTGCACTTTTGTACGTCGTTTACGTCTATATATGTTTCTGTTCCTGCCCCCTGGTAAATAATATTACAATGCTTAGTTACGAAGTTTTCGCGCGCACTTTCCATAGCTACGGCTTTGGATCTCTTTTTAAGTAGATCCTGCCATATTTCGGGAACTTCCAACGCTACGGGGTTAGCCTGCTTTAATACTAAGTCGTCACTTTCCCAATTTTTAGGGCTGTCGGGTTCATACAATAAACTAAAAATAGTATCGTCTTTTACGATACCGTCTAAAACCTTTTTAGCGTAAGCTACGTACTCTTCTATAGGGTTGTCTATTGTTGGGTATTTCGTGGAGATAATAAAACCTAGCTTATTTAATATATTAAGCTGCCCCGACTGCATAGCTTCTATAGCGTAGGTATTAGGAAGCGCCCCCACCTCGTCTGCACAATAAACATTTGGGAGTTTACCGTCCATATTACTATTACTATAATTTAACGGGGTATATTTACTTTCGCGTGCTATAAACTCTATATAATCGCGCAGCAGCTTAAAACGCTTTACGCCTTTATATTCATAAATAAGCGGGCTACTCTTAATAGTCTTAGTTATAGCCTCTTTAATTTCTCGGCTTAACTTTCCGTCGGGCGCAACGCTGTAAAACTCCGAAAAATTAGGCTCAGTAATAAAAAGAATAATAAAAAGCGTTCCTACTGTATACGTTTTAAAATTCTTTCTGCAAATTTCGAGTATACAAGTTTCGTAGCGCCTGCGCTCGGGGTTATCTCTGTAAACCGTGCATAATACCGCCGTATAAATTAACCATTGATAGCCCGTAGTGCAATCGTAAAGGCTTTGACCCGCCTTTAGTCCTTTAGGCATTACAAGAAGCTTTAAAACTCCCTCTATTTGCTTATATTTAGCCCCGCTTATCATGTAGCGCTTGTCTTTGTCCTCTGATACGCGCATAAACTCGCGCATTTGTTTACGTACATACTTTGGCGTTGTTTTTGCTTTTACGCATTTCTTGCAATACTCGTAAGCTTTTGTATTAGTCACTCATACCGCCCCCGTTTATTATCTCTAACAACGGATCTACATCTTTTTCTTTGTCCTCAGCCTTAAAGCCCTGCACTATCTTTAGCAATGTCGTTACTGTCTTATTAGCGCTATTAGTTGTATTGTTGTACGCGTTAATCGCGGGGTTAGTGTATATATTCTCGCGTCCCTTTACGTACTCTTTAGTTACTAGCGCCCCAGCTTCGTTTATTTCCTGTTCTAGATCCTCTAATATTTTAATCTGTACTAAATAACGTTGAAAAGTTGTAGTAAAGAAAAAATTAGTCTGTACTCCGTTCTTTTCTGCCAATTCCATTATTTCTTTCGCCTTATCCGTTAATGTTTTACTATTATTCTGCATATATAACCCCCTTTCTGTCGTCTCTCTCACTTTTAAATAATTTTAAAGCCGTTTTAAGGCGTTTTAAAAGTTTTATCGTATGTTTTATCGCCTTTTTCCAAAAAAAGCCTTATTTTTGAAATTGGTGTATATTAATG